TTACCTTCTAGGATATCGCAAATTCTATCGATTGTACCATCAGTCCAATCACTAATCTTACCTTGATTAACATGCGGCTGATGTAACATATTATACAACTTAATTGCCGCATCGTCTACTGACCAGGGTGCATACATTCTTGTATAGTCATTCGCAAATGTTTCTGGGAAACTGCGATATGCGGGGTACAATACATTACAACCTAATGCGTCTGCTTCACTAACTGTATTACTTACCCAGTCTTGTAAAGCACAGTTAAACAATATTCGTGTATCATTCAACAAACTGTAATATGCGTTCTTATCTAAATCTTCATATATTCGTAGTAGACCTCGTTGTTGCATTTCTTTTGTGCGCTTCATATAACTATCGTTATTGCTTTTCAGTTTACTACCACTGAACACACAAAACTCAACATTACGAGGTACCCCATACCGATCCTTCTCACCAAAACGGTCAAAGAATTCTTCAATAACATCCATGTAGAAGTCTGGTTGCTTCTCTTGATCCCAACGAGCACTGAATGCGATACGCATCTTACGCTCAGTAAAGGGCTTGATAGCATTGCCGATACGACCTCGCACTTCACTCTTACCAAATGCTAAGCCTGAAATATTGTAGATGGGAGCTTTCCAACCTGCAATCTTCATATGCATAACCATTTCTTCGTTGCTAGCAAGAACACCGTCAGCGAAACTATCAACCATCTTCTCATAGTGACCCATGAACTCACTCATACCCCAGACATGAACAAAGTCATCAGGGTCGATAGATTGTGCTAGACAGCGAACAAAAATCTTAGGACGACTTGTGATCGGAATCTGTTTCATAATGTATGGTAATGATTCAATACCAGGCTGAAACATATCTTCAAAGTAAACTATATCACCTGCGCCTACATCACCTTGCTTCATCATCTTAACTAGATTCATAAGTTGACTCATACCAAAGTATGTGCGACCATGTGCATCTAATACTTGACCTGTAACGATAGCTTGGTCATTACTTAATGTCTCACCGGGGACAATAACATAGTCAATGCCCCTGCGTTTGAATACAGCTTCATTCCAGTCTTGTAACTGCAATGTATATCGTGCTTTGTAAGGCTCTAGACCCATGTAAAATAGTTTACGCATTTTCTCTCTTTATATCTTCTTCAACACATTTCTTGCCATATTGAATCTCTACGATTTTACATGGCTTACTAAATGTATTAGTTAATTGATGCCATTCATTAGGCTGAATAGTAATTGTATCATGTTTGTTTAAAACTATCTCATACAATTCACCCGTTTCAGTATATCTGCGTATTTTACACTTACCCTCAGTAACGATCCAGTATTCGCTACGCTTTGAATGTTTCTGCATACTGAGAGATTGTTTAGGTTCTACTGTAAGTTCTTTTACCTTAGTACCATCTACTTCGTGTAGAACACGATAGTATCCCCAATCTCGTTCTGTTTTGGGTGCTTTCCATTCTTGTAGAATCCAAGAACTACTGTTCTTCTTATCATCACCTCCTACATTGAAAGCGAATAGAATGTTTGCATCTTCTTCAAATCCTTGCATTTCGGGGATGTTAGTTTGTGTTCTATCACCACCATTAGCAAAGATAATAGTATCATCAGGACATAACTCACGCAATTTAACAATAGCATCACGGCTACTGTCATCACTATCGTCAAATTTAATGATACCATCAACATCTTGTAATGCCCAAATGACACTCGCCCGTTCTTCGTAGGGCATAAAAGGTTGACCCTTCTTGCGAGCCAACCATTCGTCACTATTCAAGCCTACAATAAGTTTATCACCTAATTGTCGTGCGGCATTAAAATATGAGATATGACCCGAATGCAACGGATCAAATCCCCCTGTGACTAGAACAATGTTCATGGACGAGTATCCTCAGCCCACTGATCCTTAGCCCATTTACCTGCTAGGTTCTTTTGATGCTGACGAAATGCGAAACTACGCATATCGTAGAGTGTTGATTCGTCAAACTTGTAACCGAAGTCTTGACAGAATGTCAAATAATTTTCGAGGTCCTCGAAAATTTGATTAACACGGGGGTTAGATTGATATTGTTGTTTTGCCATTTTATTAATTCCTTTAAATAGCGAGTTGTTGATAAGGTTTTGTTGTATTGTAATAAATCGTTGCACCGTTCTCATTATCTTCCGAGACAGTGATTTCAATATTACGATCGGGATAGCGAGTAGCAATAACTTCATAGAGGTCATCGCTAATCATTTCACATGATTTGAAGTTCAATTCAAGTGTGCCGCCTTTATAGAGATTCTCTAACCAGCGTTTAAATTGAATGAATTCAATATCCCTGTCATTGTGAAATACTTCAATCGCCACATTAAAGTGAAAGATGTGACGATGTGGAGTTCCTAAAAAGCTAACATCATACTCATCACCTGTCTTGAGGTTAAAGTCTGATGCCGCTGCCGGGTACTTGTGAATACCCTCTTTTTGAAATGTAACGAAAATCATACGCTTGGCATGATGTTTAATACTGTTACGCTTTTCTATTTGTGCTTGATTATGTTGTTCGCTCATCTATCGTCTCCGAAGTCTACTGTATTATGATCGTTATCCCACTGTGCTCTATTCATTAAACGCAACTCAGTGAAATACTTATCCTTAGTTTCTCTGAGTTTTTTAATTTTCTCAGGATCTGTATTACCAGATTTTTCTAACTGAAAAATTTGATTATCTAACAATCTAACTGATTCTTCTAGTGTTTTAATACGATTCTTATATGGCATATTATTCTCCTAAAACTTCATTAATAGCATCATCACTATCTTCAATGATTTCATCAACTTCCGGTTCGTTATTACTTACTTCAAATAACTGGTCAAACATAGTCATAGCATTAACTGTACGCTTACCACTAATACCTTGACTACCTGATTGCATCTGTGTCCAAAGACTTGAATGTTGTTTAATCAACTCAATACTTTTTTGTCTATCTTTGAGACTGAAAATCTCATCAATAATAGCACCAAAGTGATTGTCATCAAACTTATTCATAACCATCTTAGGCATGATACCTGTTTCATACTTACGATTAGCTTCTTGTACTGCGGCAATATGTTGATAGACATTATGACTTTGTAACAAAGTATAACTGAGAGTATCCCAGCTAGTTTTTGTTTCTTTTCCATGTTGACCTAAGAATCCTACACCACGATAGCACAAATCTTTCATTACTAGTTTATCAGTAACTGGACTATCTGTAAATAGTTTATGGACACCGTCAGCTAAACAAGCATCACTAAACTTTCGTGTATCAGTTGCATAACTCTTTTTCTCTGCAGTCTTTTCCATACTGTAAGACCACTTTTTATTATGCTCAAAGCTATTATTGAAATATGCTAAACCTTTAGCCGCACTAAAGAATGGGCTTGCACAGTCAAATGTAATTTGTAGATTTGGGTTATGATATTTGCGAATAGCTTTTTGAATATCAGTAAACAAGACTGCGTATTCCAATATTGATACGCCCAAACAGTGAATCAAATCATGCTTACCTTCTTGCAATAGACCATCATGGATAATATCTACCATACGGATTAACATTAATTCTACATCAATCTTGTTCTGACCCCCGAATGCCCATCCGTTAAAGTGGTTATCGGGATAGATATTTGGGTCACAGTATTTCTTCATTTCAGCATACCAATCATCAGACTGTGTATGATTACGACCTTGCAACACATTTAAGAACTTACATTTACCCGAACGATTATTAATAAAATATTCGTTGTTGATGTGAGTGGCACTGATAGCTTGTTCAATAGTACTGATACCGTGAAGACTGTTTCCGTTCTTATCCTTCATACCGAAGGTAGTCAAGGATTGTGAAGGAATATCTAAACACATACCATAGTCCATGTATGTGTCCATCCAGTTCAATACAGCTTTGCGTTTAACCATAGCACGAGGGCAGTTAGGATCTTTCCAGTCTGCTGGCCATTGACCTTTAAGAATCTGAAATCCACCAGAGTCACCTAACATAAATGTACCAGCTTCACGCTCTCTAATGATTGATTCACTAGGATCGTTTACAGTAGTATCTAAGTTGGCATGACCAGCAGAATACAATCCCCATTTATAATAATAGAGACCTTCTTTACTATTAAGAAAGTTTAGTTTCTCTACATCACTGTTAAAGCCTGCAGGGATTCGTTCAGGTGGAAAGTAATTTTCACCTTTGCGTTGTTTACCCAAGCCAGAGATATAAAAACTACTGACTGCGGGTAAGAACAATGCCCATTCGGGTTTGTGACTTGCTGATAGATTTACTTGTTCCATTAAACTTTTACTTCTTCTTTTATCAATGCTTGAACAATACTAATTTGTTCTTCTTTTTCTCTAATTTGATTCATCAAATCTTTAATAGCGGGGGATTTTTCTGCTAATTTGTTGCGCTCGGCTTCTTCTAGCATTTTCTTTTCAGCCCACCTCAAGATGTTGATAGCAGTAGGTGTTAGATTAATATTAGCACTTCCACCACCTACTGTTTGCCAACTACTACCGTCATAGACTTTCATCGTTTGACTACTAGAGTCGTATGATACCATACCTGTGACAGGACTACCAACATTAATATAAGGAGTTGAACCCTTACTACTATTAATGGTTAGGTACTCACCGCCGTATATGTAGTCAATCATTTTGAATTAGCTGGGAGCAAATAACGATATGTTGCTAGACCACTGTTAACAGTAATCTCAGTTGCGCCTGCATCAGCAACACGCACAGTTTTATCACCTGGCAGATCCATAATAGCTAAAAATACTTTAACGGGCCAGTTCCATGTCTTACTCAATGAACCAGTAACAGTTGGTTGAAATACAAAGTTACCACTGTGAGTTGATGGGTCACCGAAGTTAATCTTCAAGTCACCGTTAACAGTAGTCATAGTAAAATGATCTTGTTCGCTGTTAGCACTTGCTTGTTTCTTTAGTCGCTGAATGCCTGCAATAGTAGGCTCGAATTCAACATTCCATGTTGTACCCTTGAATGTAACGCTTTTAACTTTTTCTTCAACGATTGCTTTACTCATCAAACGATAGTCATTAACGAAATCACCGTTCTTTGTTTCAAAGTGAATTGTTGATGGGATATCAACACCGTCACGATTAGTAGTTGCGACACTAATCTTAGAATCAGTATCATAATCATCAAAACCTAGAATAGTTTTTAGTTTACCTAAGTTAGGCATACCAAATACTCCGATGAAGTCAGAAACAGGTCCGTTCAATGTACCCGATACAATAACAGATTTATCTTCTGCAATTGCGTTGATTTGTGTCTCTTGGTCTGTACCAGTGACTTTAATTAAGTCTACATTACCTAGACCGTGTGTGTGTTGAATTAAATCTTGTAAATAATCTTTCATGTTTTTCCTTTGTATACCTATTTAGGCAGTTTATGTTATGTATTATAGTGGAGTTTATTGCGAAATGCAATAGCAATTTACCCGAAGCTAAACAAATCATCAAATGTACTGTTAGTATCTGTATTGCTACGAATATCCCAATCTAATACACCTAACAAGTTGTCAATCTTCTCATCAACCAATGTTTGTTCCATTGCCTGATCATCGAATGGCAATTCACAGAACCATTGGGGTAATCTAAGTTCATCGACTGGATATGCAACTGATGTAAAGCCCAACGCATTGGGTTTCAGCTTACAAACAATAACCTTCATACCATCAATAATCTTTTGACTGTACTGATCTCCGTTTACTCTACGCAAGTAATTGTAGTTCAATGCCGCTCGTACATGCCCGGGCATGTTTGCTTTACCGGTTGCACTTTTAGCTTCCAAGTCACCATAGTATGTAAGTTTGTTTACACCTTTAGGTGAGCCTTTAGTCCAACTGTCTTGTGCAGTTAAGATACGCTTGAAATCTTTTACTGCTTCAATAACTTCATCACGACCTTTACCTTGTTGAAGAACCATTTGTAGTACATTCATCAAAAATTCTTGTACATACTTAGGTGTATCTGCTCGTTTCAAATCAAGACCCATAGCTTTAATATCACCCATCTGTCCGTCTTTATCTTTGCGTTTACCTTCTTTATCAAAAATATTGATAGCATAACGCTTCTTAACGATAAAGATAGCACGATCACCGATCAGTTCACGACCAGCTTTAATGATTGCGCCATTCTTTCTTGGAGCATGAAATGCTTTCTCCATAAATGCAGGGAACGATTCATTAGCTTGGTCAGCAATGCCATCATATAATCCAATACAGGTTTCTTTACTCCACTCTAGTTCACCACTAGCAATCTGTTCTTTAAGAATAGGATATGCTGTAAAGTAACATGAGTCCGTATCACCATATACAATTGCAGGACCTTCGTGATTGTAATCACCGGTTACTGATTCGTTGATGGTACTCATCATATGTTTAACAATCTGACGACCGGATAATGTAACACTTTGACCAATACGCTTATCATAGAAACGACAATGTTCGTTTAGTAGCGCACCATATGCTGAGTTAAGTAAAATCTTACGAACAAGCTGACGCTTATCATAATATTCAAACTTGTCAGTCCCATATGCTTCTTTAGCTAACTTCTGCGTTTCTTTTCGTTCACTATACCAACGAGACAATAGACCAGGGACAACGCCTTCTTTCTCGTAAGTAAAGATTGTGCCATTCGCACTTAGCATCCAAGGGCGATGACTATCAAAGACCATCTTCCAGATTTCTGCGGCAGACATTTCTTCACTACGACCATCTTCAAAGTCAACAGTAAGAATTGTACCTCGTTCTTGGTTCATGATAGCAGTATATTCTAATGCACCAAACAAGTTCTCCCATAAGATAGAACCAGTAACTGCTTCGTCACCGTCTTTAGCTCGTTTCTTTTCACTTGCTAAACGATGACCTTTGTCATTCATATACTTGTCAGTTAGAGTCTGTCTGATTTGTGCAACGATTGTTTCTCCGCCCATGTTGAGGGCACGAATAACCGAGGGATAGAGCGAGTTGATGTCAACTGCACCGACCCATTCGTGCATTCCTCTTTTCGGCGTAGCAACAAAGGCACCTGCTGCCTGCTGGACTTCTTCTTCATTTTCAACCTTTCGTTTTTTATCTGGAACTACTAACCCACGCTCGTGAGCCTCATTAAAAATTGCCATCTCAATCATTGCCACTGAACCCATAACTGTTGGAAGCAGTACTGTGTTCTCATGTGCAAGTTGATTAGCTAATTCTAAAAACTTAAGTTTGTTGTGAATCTTCACTAACAACATTGTATCTTGTCTATTGTATTCAATGAACTTTTTAAAGTCTTTGTTATACAACTGGTCAAGAGTACCTTCGTATTGTGTTTTGTTTTCACCGACTTCCATCTCACCGATAGAGTCTAGTTTATAACTGTGGCGTGATTCATAGTTATACTTTTTATATAACTGCAAATAGTCCAAGTGAATGCGACCTACTAAGTCATAAGTTGTTTCACTCTTACCGAATCGTTCGTATTCTCTAGGCTTAGGTAGTTGACCCATCAAGCAAAACTTGCGTGTGTCATCCTTACTCATCACTCTAGTAACACGATTGACCATATAGGGAATATCATAGCCCTCAGAGTTCCAGCCAGTCAATACATCAGCATCATCAATAAGTTGAAAGAACACATCAAACATGTCCTTCTCATTTGTGAATAGCATTGTATTCTCAAACTGACTAACGATATCATTTGCTGTCTCGGGCGTCATATGCTTGGGAGCAATAACAAGAGTAATACATTGATCTAGCCAATCTAAGTAACAACTGATAGCAGTTACAGGATTGAATGGATCACTTGTAGGACTGAATCCTTTATCAGGATCAAAGTCTACTTCAATGTCGAAAAAGCAAGTGTGAAGTTTAGGTGCATCAACTTTTAAGTAGTTTTCTGATAAACAACGAAAGACTACCGGTACATCACTCTCAAATAATTTCTTACCTGAATGAATGCGTTTTTCTTTTTCAAACTCTTGCCGTTTGCGTGTACTGAAACGACTGACTGGATCACCATAGATGCTACGATGCTTACCCTTAGGATCAGGGTAGTACATTACATAGTTAGTAGGGTATTCTTTATACTGACGCTTGCCGTTAGTATCCCGTTCTACTACATAGATACGGTCTTCATCCCTGCTGTGAATAGCATCAACATAACTCATAGAGTTTTGCCGACTGTTTCCAAGATAGTGTTGAGTTCATCGTGGTCTTTGTTAGTCTGACCGAGACTTGCTTTGTGAGCAATCTTAATTGCTTTCTTCAATGTAGAAGCCTTGATTTCAAGTTCTTCTGCTACTGCTTTAATGGTGTCATTCAAACCACCATTCAATGCGTCAATTTCGTGCATGGTTGCCATGCCTTCATTTACCAATTGAGTTAGTTTGAGTTTTGCTTCACCGTTAAAGGTTCTGTTATAGTCTGACATAGGTTCTCCTTAAATAATTAGTTAGTGTACTTGGCTTGCGTAGAGAAGTCAAGTATTTTGCTTACCTTCTACAATCTTCTTGACCAAAGTATGTAATCCTGGGTTAACTCGTAGTGCATGTGGCATCAATTCATTGCGAATGTAGTTTCGGGTATAGCGTGAGTTTTTGTTTGATTCATCTTCAATCCAAGGCACATTATGACTCTCACACCAATACACAAAATCTTGTTTGCGTGTGGTTAAGAATGGGCGTAATACATTACCACGAGTTAATGGAATAACTTTGGGTGTACCGTGTAATGCTGACCAAATGTATGTTTCTACACAATCATCTAAGTGATGACAAGTGATGACTGGACCGAGATTACTTAAAAAATCATAGCGTTCTCTGCGCCAATATTCTTCTTGTGATTCGTTTCTATCTTTTTCACTACGAGGTGATCCATACAACATTGGAATATTATTATCATCGCAATATCTAGCAACAAACTCTGCGGCTTTCTCACCGTTTTGCGTTCTGTGATTAAAATGGGCAATGGTTACATCATGCTTGCGACTTAAAAAGTCAACAACTGCCATACTATCAACGCCACCGCTACATGCGATTGTGATACTTTTGGGTAAGGGTACAGTGATTTTAATCATTCATGCATTATAGCACAAATAATCATTTATTGAAAGATATGATGGTTCTTTTCACCGTATATCTTGATATATTTTCCCGCTAATACATCTGCCATAACTTCAATTGGGCTACCAGGATAGCTATCGCCCGGTTTAATCATATCCAATTCACCTTGGCGAACATGAACCAATTCATGGAATACGGTACGCAATATATCGACTAGGTTGCGATTTTTTGCATATACCCAAATCTTGTCATCTCCCATAACATGACCACCAGTGTGATGATTGTTTTGGGCTTCTTCTGTATCCATACTTAGTTCAATATATGGTTTACTTTTTATATGCATTTGTTGACATGCCCAATCACAGAACTTATCAACTTCGTTTTGTAAATCAGAATCAACCTCAGTTTCGTTCAACTTATTGTGGATCCATCTGTCGGGTGTCAAGTGAAATTTCTTTACAAATAAATTATGTAATACTTTGTCAGTAATACGATGTTTATTTGCAATTTTCTTCATTAACTTGTCAATGGTATCATAGTCGTGCTTTTCTAAACTAGGCAATTTTTTTGCTAGTTCAATTGTTGCTGATTCTAATATTACTTCGTTAAATCGCATTTAATTAAATGATATCTTTGTAGTTAGAAGTTTTAATTACTACACCGTTTTCTATTACTTCGTGAATAATTTTGCACTCAACTAGCCATTTATTATAAATCTCGTTCGACAACTCCGTAGATTCTCCATTATCTCGGAAAGTTTTCCAAGCTGTTTTATATTCTTCTGATTGAGTATCATTGATCCAACCGTCACAACTTAAATGACTATCCTCAATATTTTCTAATTCTGATGTGAATTTATGTGTCTGATTGTCATGTTCTAATGATATTTGCATGTTCTATCTCCTATTATATTATATTTATCTTTTAGCACCAACTTTGTTTAGCGTCACCGAAGTATTCACGGGCATATCCATTCTGAATCAACATAGCACGAAGGCTTTGTCCATTCAATAATATATCACCTAATACTCGTCCGCCAAACTTGTCCCATGCATATAATGTAACTTGACGCTTCTGTGCGGCTGCAACCGCATCTTTAGTAAATTTACTTGCAGCCTGTCCCTTAGCATCTTCTGCAGGACATTTAGCTCTAAATCCTTTTTCAGGGGTATCGACACCGTATATACGAATAGCTAACTCTGGCTTTAATGGTTGTGGTAAGAACGGAGCCGCAATTACAATAGTATCACCATCACTTACTCGTACTATATTTGCATCATATGTTACACCTTGCGGTTGTTTTTGTGCGATTGATACAGTAGATACTGCAAGCAACATTGTTATTAAAATTTTCTTCATTGTTTTATTTCTCTGATTGTTCCAATTCGACCATCATCTACATTGTATTGCAATTTAATAAGCTGTCGTGCTTGTGCTACATCTTTGGCAGCTACAACAGCATCCATATGAACTGAGTACTGGGGGTTCTTGACTAATATCTTAGCCGTATAACTTTTGAAACCCTTATATACTTCTTTCGCTTTCATTACTCACGCTCTCTCTTTAATATAGAACGAATGAACCATGCTTTCTTACCATATAAGTCTTGTAGTTCGGCCATATAGTTTTCGATACCATGTTGATTTTCATTGGCGGCTTCATCAAACATTGCTGTTACTAATTGAAGCATTGTTTCACAGTCTTGCAATGATTCAGCAAACATCAATTCAGCACGTGGAATTTTTATTTGGTCTTGAATAATTGATAACTCAGCATAGCGAGTTAAACTGCCCGGCGTATAATGACCTAGTATTCTGATGTATTCAGCAATAGGATCAATAGTAGCACTTACATCACCGTACAATGTATCAAAAAATTCGTGATACTGTGGGAAGTTACTACCTTCAACATTCCAGTGAAAGTTTTGTGTTTTAATAGCAAACGCTTGTGTACTAGCTAATAGTACTTTTAAGTTATCTGATAACATTATCTTGGGTATCCTTTTCTATTCCAATAAAATTCAAAATCTGTCATTTGTTTTTTCCTTGACAATGTGCTCTTTGACTAAAGCCTTTAGGATTACTACAGTTGATACTATCTTTGTATTTCTGTGACCACTTTTCATCAAGTTGGTCTTCGTTCATTTGTTTCAATAATTCTTGTGCTTTTTCAACACTAATCATATATCTACCAGTGCGATTTGGATCTGCGGCTTTTTGTAGATATTCTTTGCTAAAGCCCTTTGGTGCTTCTGCTGACGGCTTGTCATCAGAAGGTGCTGTCACAGTTGCACTTGGCTTTAATCCACCAGTAAATCCACCTTGACCATCGGGTGTTACACGACTATGAGCGGCGCCGGCTCCTAGTGCCATTGAGCCTGCTAATGCAGCCGCGCCTAGTTTTTCTTTCCAACCTTCGTCTAAACTTTCGTTTGACTTTTTCTTAGTGTTAACATTGATTGCTTTACCACTACGCTCTGGATTAGGATCTTCTCTGCGCTTACGAGCTGCCGCACTTGCACGACCCTTCTTACCTAAACTCTGTGCCTTACTTTGTGGCAAGCACTTTGGCTTACCTTCACTATCATCACCTCTAGCACAGTCACCGCGAATCTTACCATCAGGACCAAAACGAACCCACTTCTCTTTGAACCACTTGTGTAAGTTCTCATCTGCTCGTTCAATACCTTCTAGTATAGAGCTTTCATTCTTCTTACCGCCATTGCCCCAGCTATCAGCGCCTTTCTTGCGGCACTTTACTAACGCACCACTTGCATAAGCACTTGGCCATACTTTATAACGGCTCTTAACTTTATAGTAGCAAGCATCTTTCTTTTCATTCATCAATTCTTCACTGACCATTTCGCCACCACAGTGTGGGCAACTATGTTGTTCTTCTGCTACACCTTCGTTCTTCACACAGTTAGGAACAGTTTTGCCAAACAACTCTTTGTTACCTTCTTTGTGATAACCCTTCCAGCAGTTTTCATCTAAGTCATCTTTGGCTAATTCTTTTTCTGCTTTTGCTTTCTCGGCATCAATGGCTTTTTGTTTCTCAAACTCAAGCCAAGACTTATCATTTTTTTCTAAATATGCTTCTGCCTGTTCTTTGTTTAGTTTAACAGGCCACTCTTTAGCTCTCCAACGGAAAACTGTTTTACCTTCATATGCGGATCTTGCATGTACTAACATAAACTCTTGTACATCTTGTTCATCACCGACATACTTTTCAACCCAACGTTTGATACCTGCTTGAATACTGTTTTCATCAGCGGCAAATAAATCTTTAATAGTTTGTATGATACTAGGAGCCGCATAAGTTCCTGCCATGCCAGCACTAAATGCCATCTCAGCACTTAATGCTGATAACGCTGATGTTATGCCACCCATTGAAGCTACAATAGGAGCCATTAATCCTGATGCAGCCAAACCTGCTCCTACTCCACCTACTGCTAGCCAAGGAAAAGCCTGTGCAAATTTTCTACCTACATATCTTAATGCTTTTGCGGTAGCAGTACTAGGGTCAATTATCTCATCTATTTGTTCTTGTTGTCCTGCCTTGCGTTGTGCCAAGTATGCTCTAAAGTTATCATCAGTTTTACTCTGTGCACCACTAGCAGGACTTCCACCTTTAGTTATCAAACCAATTTCTAAATCAGGACGATTCTTTAGTATAGAATTTCTTATGTTCAATGCGGCTTCTTTAGTTTTGAATGTAACATACTTACCGTCTTTACTCCATACTTTGCCGTTAATCTTTAAACCCCAAACTTGCGGTGCTGATTGTTGAACATCTAAATCATGTCTCTCATCATCTCTTTGACCACGACTAAAGCCTGTACGATTTGCGTGATAGTTGTTTGCTTCTGATACAGCTTGGGATCTTAAATGTCGAACAGCTTGATTTATCAAACTTAGCTTTACGTTTCTTGTATCATCGGCATTCCAAGATAGGTCACCAACAAAGTGTCTAACACCTTCTCTATCATAATAATAGAAAGATTCGTGACCGCCCCATTTTTCAATACGAGCACCATAGTGTTTTAATATCTTCAGAGCATCATCCAATGGAATCCATTCAGTTTTGCTGAAACGGCTGTCCATCTTTTCCGATAATTCTTTTTTAGCATCATTGTCAAATTCTTTTTTAGTTGCTTTAACAATTCCACTGAAACGCTTATCACCACGCTTGTAATCACCTTCACTATCGGCTTTTTTAGCATCGGCTGCTGCCGCTGTCTTATACTTGGCTAATTTTTCGTTAGATAGTTCGTCAAGTTGAGATTCTGCTACACCTTTTGGTGCTGGATGATAGAATGGTAGGGCGTTTTTAGCCAACAGTTTATGGTAAAGAATTTTGATAACATCTAGATTACCTTTAGTCTGTAGTAAATTAATTAATACTTCAGGGCCTTTGGTCTTTATCAACTCCATTATTTCTTTCTTGTACGCACCCGCTAAAGCAATACCTGGACCTGCTGGCATGCCTGCCATAACTGAACCCACCGCCATAGCACCATAAGTGATTAAGTCTTTGAACTGACTCATCATTTGTTCTTTTTCTTCTGGTGTTACTGGCTGACTGTCACGATATTTTTTCATCGTGGAAATCATATTAGATGTTTCGGTTGCTTCTTTTTTTGCTTTATTGACAGCATTACTCACAATAATCTTAGAGATCATTGGAAAAACTGACATGATATTAGTAATCATGCCAGGGTCTATTTCATTAATATATTCTTCGCTTAATGATTCATTGGTTACAGCTTGCCACAATGCATTTTGTATCTTAATGTCTATAGGACTTTCTTCTGTTACAGGAATAACACTCTCGTTTAAACCTTTTAAAATGCTACTCATTTTATTTTACCTTCTTGTTCTTGTTGTCTAACATGCCACGCTTATTAGCTGTTGCCCAAGCAATGTTCTCTGCCTCTTTCTTGCTATGGCCTAGTTTCTTTTCTGATTGAGCAATATGCTTGACCATACGATCTACTTTAGCACCTTCTGTTTGATATTCTTGACCTTCTAAATACTCACGGACGCTGTTTAAATAATCATTAGCTTTGATAATCTTCTCTTGTACCCAGCCTTGTAGTCCTTCATCTTCTGATGTAGCTTCTATCAAATTAAAAATTGCTTCTGCGTTCTTTGCGGCACTCAATAAATCACTGCGTGCCATTTCAACTTCGTGGTCAACACGACTTTGACCATGAGGCACGAAACCAGTTTTCATTTTACGACCTTGACCAGGAACTAGAATGATATCATCTTCTTGTAAGTCAGCTTCACTTAGTTCTGCACTTTCATTGATACTGTTGGCATAAGGAGCTTTAGTCTTTTTACCTTTGAATAATGATCCTGCTTTTGTGTTTCCATAGACGCTAGGACTGCGAGTTTGCATTTTAACGAAACCATGTTCTACAGGTGCAACCGACCCTGATGTAGTAGTTTCTTGTACGATTTGATTGATTTTCATAGCGAATTCCAAAGTAATATAGTATTTATCAAAATACTACATTATCAGATTTTGCCTGAGGGTTTCGCTGTTGGTGGTACACCGGCTCTGTTTGTAAGCCAGCTAAACGCTTTTGCATTCTTTTTGATACTATCTGGCTTAACATCTACTGTTAATGCTGTCTTAAAACGAGGGTCATTCTTTTGTTTTTCACTCGGAATGTAACCTGATGATTCTGCCATAGAGTCTAGATGTTTGGCATCTTTCCCCCACTTATCCCACATTCTTTCACCATAGTTGGATAAAAATAGACTAGGTCTGATATCAAAACCTAAACTTTTAACAATAGTATACATCATAGTAGCGATACCTTTACTACGATATTTTTCGCTAACTTCTGTTTCATCACTTGCTACCCAAGTCTCGCCCAACTGATTCGTTTCTTTTACAAATTTTGCATAACCGATAGGTGTGTTTTTAGGTTGTTCGGGATCATATGCTTTTATAGTTATTCCAGGTACATCCTGATAACTTTTATTTCCGTTATTATCAAAATCAGTTTGTTTAGTTATTGTCTTGTGAATAGTGAACTTATAACCAAAAGCATCTATTGTTTCATCAATATTTTTCGGGCCATTAAAAAAATCAGTATTTACTTCCTCTGCTACTGGTTGTATTCTACTCAATTCGTATATAACTTTATTACCAGTATCAGCACGGAATGCTCTGAATCCCCAAGCTCTGGCATAACGCTGAACTAAACTATCATATAGTCTAGCTCTACTTTGTGCGTTCTGGCCTTGCTCGACTTCTTTACTAGCTGAAAAGATTACTTTATTAGGTTTGTATTTCTTAATAAATTTTTGAATAGCACTTAACACAGTAGCAAATACTCGTTGAGCATCTCCCTCACCTGTAACTTCTTGACTGTTGTTTCTAAAGAATTCAACATTCCATGCTTCTTCTTTGTCTTGGTTATAACCTTTGTTGAACATAATGCTTAGATAGTTACCATCATCTAATTTAGCATATGCATCAACATCACCGTAATCACCATGTTCCCATTTAAGTCTATATGGTTGATCAAATGCTTCATTTACATTGTAAGTAGGATCAACTTTCTGGCGCTTCATGCCCTTAGGTTGATTAGGATCGACTGGATCAATATCAGTTGTAGTTAAACCTGTCTTCTCTAAATCTTTAATATATTCGTGTTCAGTATCTTCATCACCAAATGCAAGAATAGTACTAGGTGGTCCTGCACCAAAGTCATGCTTACCTAACCCATTAAGATTACTGATATGTTGTCCTAACTTGTACCAGTCGTATACATCACTTACATCTACTTTAACAGTACCGGCTGGCATTGTTGGAGGAAACTCAGGTCCAGGTGGCTTGTCATTTGGATTATAATCTTCATCTGTATTTTGATATTCTTCAAACTGACTTGCATATTCATCTGCTAGATTATCTTCAATTATCTTTGCAGGATCTTGATACATTGTTTCAATAGTCAAAGCTTGACTATGTAACTTATCTCGCAATGCATATAGTTTAGTAATCCAACCCTGACTACGCAATGCTTTAAATGCTAGATTCTCAGGTCCAAACTCACCGCCTTTATCTAAACCAGCTTGACGATATTGCTTAATCTTCTTCAATACTTTTTGAACTTTAACTAAATCTTCAGTCTGTAATGCTCGTTCTACGATATCTAATAACTTTTCAAACTTCAATCTTGTCGCTGTTTGGTCAAAGTTAGCTCTACGCTTTGTGGGAATACGCAACCACTTATCGTGCATGATACTATATTCACCTAATGTAACTGCGGGTTCTGCCGCATTCTCTACATATAACTCAACAGGTACTCCATGAATAGTGATATCATGTGAATCATTATACAATGATTTTTTAGCATTAAAGAATTCTTTGTAGATTTCGCTATTCGGCAAATCATTCATATTGACTAAGATATGTAAATCTAAGTCACTGTGTCCTGTATAACTATAGGCAGCATTACTACCGGAGATAGTCATATCTTTAACATCTAAATCGTTAATTCCCATTTCTTCTAAAAAGTCTTGCGCAATAACTTCTAGTTGTTTTTTAACTTCAGGTCGTAGTTTATTACCTGCCCACAACTTAGGATTGAGTGTGTCGTGGAAAGTTACCGCGTCGGATAGTTTGAAGGAATTAAGCTCTTTTAAGTTCATTAAGTATTTATCAATATATCAGTATGTAGCAGACATAAAAAAGCCCCTTTCGAGGCTACTCTTTAAGAGATTTTTAGTGTAACATTCCCATTAGCATCCGGGACAACTTGTTGTTCTGCCGCTGCCTTTTGTTTCTGTTCTTCAACATACATAGGTCCGATTGTATTCATCAAGTGTTGTTGATTTTCCATACAGAATACATAAGAACCTGAGTGACGCAACAATACTCGTTTGTCTACCCAAATCTTACCGCCCATGTCACGCCAGTTTTCACAGAATGTCCAGTCTTCACTGTAGTAACGATTCTGACGAACTGCTGTGTCAAAGTAAGTCTTTAAGTGTTGGTCAAACTTAGGATCTAAACCGATGTCGTTCTTGTACTGCTTAACTGCAGGATGAGTCTTCATTTTCTCAAATACATGCTTCTTCATCAATAAGAAACCTGTACCTGCTTTAGATACTTCTTGTAGACCGTCTGGTCCTTCTTCTGCACCTTCAAATCCGTTAACAACCCACTTGATTGGCATTGTCTTCATCGGGTACAAACCACCGATAACATCAACATCACGGTTCAATAGAACTAATAGATGCCATGGCTCCCAACCAATGTCAGCGTCAACAAAGAATAAGTGTGTTGCGTCTGGCATATCTAGGAACTTAGCAGTCAATGTATTTCGTGCTCGGCTAATGAGTGATTCATTAACCATTGTTTCTAATGTCCAATCAATACCAAGTTGACGGGCTGTATTAGCCCACTTGATAAATGACATAAATGTTGATTCTGTTAACATACCACCATAGCATGGCATTGCTATGTGTACTCGTGTTGTGCGTAGAAAGTCTACGTTAACTTGCACTTGTCCTGCTTGCGGTGCTTCTGGGGTACCAGGAGCTTGTACTGTTTCAGGTAATGCTTGAGCAACCACTTGTTCTGCGGCTGCTTGTGTTGCTGATGCTTTTTTCTTTGTCGCCATAAATTCCTCTTGTTAAGATAAGAATATTTACACTGCGACAGGGGTATCGAAAAATTTTTATTTCTCGTCTATGTAATCTACGCTCTCATATGTGAGTGAAGTAGTACGATATCCACCCTTATGGGTAAATGGCTTGTTTTCTTCTTCGTAAGTTCCCGGATACCCTGGACCGAAGCCTGCACCTGCGTTATCTGCTTCTGCCATACCTGTTCGTTTTAAATTACTAGTGCGCACATCTTGAGTAACACTACCTATGCCCTTTTCAATTGTTATACGAGATATTGTTTTGTCTCTGGACATGCCAACTATTTTTGCTCTTTGTCCGAGATATGTGACAATATCACCAATCCCTAATCGCTTAACAGTATCTCCGCCGAGATTAACCGGGGTATCACCTGCAAAGTTGCCCTGATCTCCCCATGGATCATTAGACCCTTCTGCTAACTCATTACCCATGCCCATGTCTAACATCTTAACAACATTAGCGGCAAGCTTAGGATTCTTTTGTGTTGCGGGATACAAACTCATAACCATTGCTAGCTTACGCTTTTCATTCAAATTAGGCCATGCATTACGAATCTCTGTTGCACTCTTGATGCCAGGACCAAACTCTACTGTAGGCAGATAAGCCATGTAAGCATGTTTGCTGAATGGTTGTAAATCTTTTCCTGTCCATGGTTGATAGTAACTTGGGCTACCGTCTTTCTTTGTTCCACCTGGCTTGGGACTTTCATTACGATCCTTTTCACTACGAACAAAGATTAACACATCTTCATTTGGATTATAGTGACTTGTAATTTCTTGTGATTGAAACGGACTCTTAACTTGTACAAAATGACCTGGAGCTACACCTGCAAGCTTTGCTAGTTTCTCTTTAATAGCAAAAGGAAACGGTCTTGTCTTTGTATCATTGCTTGCGGCAACATATACTTCTGCATCAGGAAATGCTTTTACCGCACTTTGATATAGTGCGGCGTGACCTGCATGAAATGGATGAAAGCCTCCCGGCATAATAACAATCTTTTTCATATTAATAACTCAACTTAACATATTGTAGTATACCACCATTGAAGTCTTGTATCTTAGCTCTCATCCAAACAAAGTTTCCTTCAACATTTACAGCTTCATTCGTAGAAGTTGTATTAGCTTCTAATTCGTATACATTGAACCAATCAGTATCTGCGGGCAATGTAGATAAAGTGGCCTGAATGATAATATTACCGGTAACATTTGCTAAATTGATATTAACAGTTTGTAGGTCTTTACTACCTACATAATAAGATGCGGCTTGTTGCTTGTTCCCTACAACATCATAAATCTGTACATTGGAAACATTGCCGTTCCATGTGGTTTGCGGTAACAATACTAGAGTAGTTGTTTGGCTCATGCTTTGACAACCTCAACAACAACACTATCACCCACTAATTCTTGGGCAACTTGCTCTAACGCTGCCTCAACATCGGCAGTAGCGACAGAAGAACCTTCTTCGCTATCCTTAACTATTTTACTAAATTTGATGACTATTACATCTTCTACGATTTTTGCCATGGTAAATACTCCATTATAGAGTATTTATCACTTTTACGCAGTACCTGTAATTGCTTGTAATAGTGCTCGTGCTACAACACGATCCTTCTCTTTTTCTTCTTCCGGAAGTTGAGCATAGGATTGTTGTGCTAATTTAGCCCGTTTAGCTTTCTTTTCATCGTGTGTAGGAGTATCTAACTGCAATTGACCTTTATAATCGGCCATTGCTGTAATATTCCATCCGTCATGAATAGCATCACTGATCTTTTCAATGTCAGTTTCACCTGCATCAATCAATCGTTTGGCAGCTTTTGCACTTTCAATATTAGCTAACCATCCAAAGTTTGCCCCGGGCGTACTTCTACCATAATGATAAGCATCATCTAATGCTTTGTCGCTGATATGTGCTAGTTGTTCTACACTTTGTGCGGATTCAACTACATTAATATATTTTCTAATTGGTTCCATTGTTATCCGGCCTCTGTTCTAGTTTATATCTTTTACCCAACATATCTCCGTGCAATAGTGCTAGATAGCTTAATGTGCTTTCATCGTCATAATCAATGAAGTGTGTAGCATTACTGAATCTATATCTCCAACTATACTGATTACTGTTAGTAATGCTACCTTTAACCCAATATTTAAGTGAGTCGCATGGATATAATTCTGTGTCTTTCTTAAATAAAGATGCTAGGTCTTCTGCAAAAGAACTCTCAACACGTTTTGATTTCAAATAAACTCTAAATTTATGCTTAGGTTGGCGTACAAAATACTTAACTCCTATGAAATTAGATAGTTGAGTTTGGGTATAATCTACTACAATATCGGATATAGCATTTTCAATATCTTTTAGATCATTCAAATCATTGCTAAAAACTGCAACGGTATTATGTTCGATTCTAATAGAAGAAGTTTTCTTCTTTTTAGTATCATTGCGCCATTTAATGAAAGCTTCTAATTTAGGTAAGTTTTCACGTACTTCATCACGTTCATAATTTATACGATGATAATTTAATCCTATAGCAGGTGCATCTAATCTGTCAACTAATTCTTGTATATCATCTTTAATATACCAAGTATATCGAACACCTACTAGAGTAAATCTAGCTCGGTATTCATACTTGTTGTAATAGAGTTGGTCCCGATATTCATAAAAATCAATACCGGGTACATCATCAACTAATTTCAATAATCCCATCTTCGCCTACCCTTGCTGTTGCCTTTTGTGCAACTGTATACTCGATATCACTATCACCCATTATAGCAGTTACAGTTGAGTTCTTGATTCGTTCAAACAAGATTTTCTTACTAAGCGGGACACGAATCAATTCGTCAATCTTGCGGGCCAACGGTCTAGCACCCATCTTCTTATCATAACCTTGTTCAGCCAAATACTCGACAACAGGCTCTGACAAATTCAATGTAATGTTATGCTTGTCTAACAATTGCTTCTTCAATTCATCAGAGAATTTCACAACAATCTTCTTAATTGCAAGCATATCAAGTTTATTAAACTTACATACTAAATCTAAACGATTACGGAACTCAGGCTTAAAGAAGTCTTTCAACGCTTTATCATCTTCACCGGTCTTCTCTTGACTACCAAAACCAATGTTATTGCGTTCACTATCACTACTACCCAAGTTACTTGTTAAGATGATAACACAATTCTTACAGTTAACTTCTTTACCATTAGATCCAGTGATACGACCTTCATCTAGCATCTGCAAGAAGATATTAAAGATATCAGGGTGTGCTTTCTCAACTTCGTCAAACAACAAGATACTGTGCGGGTTCTTGCTCAAGTCATTAATTAGTCGTCCACCACTTACTTGACTATCACCGAAGCCAACATAACCAGGGGGCGGACCGATCAAACTTGATACAGAGTGTTTCTCACCGTACTCTGACATATCATATTTGAGCAATGGCATGTCAAGGTTCTTACTCAACAACTTAGCCAATTCTGTTTTACCTGTACCTGTTGGGCCTAAGAACAAGAAACTTGCTGTAGGTTTAGTTTCACTACCGATACCTGCGAATGAAACATAGATGCGTTCAAGTACTTTATCAACTGTTTCATCTTGACCATATAGTTTACCCTTGACATTAACTTCAAGAGTTTGAATACGATCCATACTATCACCATTAAGCTTATCAGCAGGCACACCTGTGAAACGCTCGACCTGATCAAAGATTAAATCTTTTGTAATTACTGCGCCTTTGTTGCCTGCAACACGCTGTTTAGCACAAGCCGCATCAAGCAAGTCAATAGATTTATCTGGATTTTTGCGGTCATGAATATAACGCTCGGCTGATTCAACTGCGGCTGTTACAGATTCTTCGCTAATCATTACATTGTGGAAATCACTAAGTCGCTGTGACAATCCAGTAAGAATACGAATAGTTGTTTCTTTATTAGGTTCATCAACTGATACACGATAGAACCTACGCATCAATGCACGATCCTTTTCAAATGATTCATAGTACTCTTCCCAAGTAGTACTAGCAATAACTTTCAATGTACCTTTAGTAATTGCAGGCTTAATCATATTAGCAAAGTCAACACTACCACCATTGCCGTTGCCTGCGCCACTCATAGTGTGTGCTTCGTCAATGAATAGAATAGCTTTCTTTTTAGTATTAAGTGCTTCTAATACTTGTTTGACTTTTTCTTCAAAGTCACCACGATATTTAGAGCCTGCAAGCAATGCACCTACTTCAAGTGAATATACATCATGGTTAAGAATGAACTCGGGACAATCTCCCATAGCAATCATATTCGCAAGACCTTCTGCAATAGCAGTCTTACCAACACCCGGATCACCTACCATCAATACATTAGCTTTGAATCGTTTAGCAAGAACATTAACAATGTCATCAAGTTCTTTTGCACGACCGATCAACGGTTCTAGTTTGCCTGCACGGGCTAACTCTGAAAGATTAGTTGTGTATTCTTCAAGGATTTCATCAGCTTGACCATCACTTAGTTTAGTAGTAAACTCAGCGCCCTTATAAGTTTTCTGCCAGTGATTGACAAACTCTTGCTTATTGATACCGTACTTCAACAAGAAGTAATGTGCGTGACTATTACCTTCGCTAGCGATAGAAAGATACAAGTCGATAGTTGTAACTTGACGGCGACCAGTAAACAATACTTGTGTTACTGAACGATTCATTGTTCGTTCTAAGCTGTTTGTTTTACGAGGTTGTACTTCTTCACTAGTTACACCCTTAAGTTCGATTGAATGATTACTATCTAAATATGCTCCTACTTCTTGTATAAGCATTTCAGTATCAGCACCGAAACTATCTAAGCATTTCTTAAACGGAGTATGTGTAACTAATGCTAATAGCAAATGTTCCACAGTACAATATTCATGTCTGCGTTCTTTAGCATAAACAATGGCTTGTTCAATAATGCTTTCAATTTCTGGTGAATTTGTCATAGTTTCCTTTTTTAAAAAATTATTTATTTGGATTTGGAACGCAAAATACTTTGTGTTATTTCTTCGTCTATTATATCAGGAACAAAGGGTTTTAGCAAGATTATTTGGTCGCCAAATAGATTAGACCCATGAATTGGCATACCCTCTCCTGCTATTTTCAGATGCATGTGCGGTTGTGTTTTGGGCGGGACTCTAACTTCTAGTGTCTTACCCGAAATAGTTGTAAATTCAAAACTTGTACCCACTATTAAATCCAATACAGATACAGAATGGATGCAGTGTAGATTTACGCCCTTTCGTTCAAACTTTAAATGAGGTTGAACTCTGAATTCCACAATCAAACTTGCATTGGGTATAAGATTTTCATATCTCATTTGCCCACCATCAATAACACCTTTGGGTATTTCAATATTAACTGCATGAACTTGAGTATTAGTTTGCAGTTTCATAGGATGATTACCACCTGAATAACTTTGTTCTAATGTAATGTGAATTGCTGTTCTATATGCATGTGGTTGATTTGGATGACGCTGGTGATGTTGATTAAACATCTGTCCAAATATGTCATTCAAGTCATGCCCATTGAAATTGAAGTTGAATCCTCCACCGCCACCCGGGAATCCTTCGAATGGATTACCTTGCGGCATAGGTCTATCATATTGCTGGCGTGTAGTAGGATCACTAAGAATGCGATATGCTTCTTCTATTTTTTGAAATGTAGCGGTATCACCACCTTTATCAGGATGATGTTGACTTGCTAATTTGCGATATGCTTTTTTGATTTCATCGGGAGTAGCAGTTTTTGCTACGCCCAATGTTTGATAATGGTCCATTAAATGATTATAACACCTTTGTGCTAATTGTCAAATTATGATTTACCCTCAATCTTTTCTTTTGTACGACCATATGCGGCGATACCAAGAACAGCACCCATAGCGATGTGGTAAAGACCAGCGCCCTGTAGTGTTAGTGGTTGCCACTGCATAGTGACTGAGCCCTTACTCATTGCTTGTAATAAACTCCATAATACAGGGAATACAACAAAGTCCATTGTACAAGTTAGCATATAGATCCAACCCATAACTGGACGCCATTTTTTGTTGATCCAATCGGTGTTGTCATTAGCTACTAATACATCTGCCCCACTTGCGGCATTTGTTGGTGCGGCTCCTGTGAGTACTGGTTGGTTGCTGTTTGATTGATTGACATTCTGTGTGCTTCCAAACCCTGAACTTGATTGTTGATTGAAGCTTGGACTTGAGAACGATCCTGATGAACCAAACGAACCACCGCCGAAGCCTCCTGCTGACGGTGCGCCAAATGCTGAAGACCCGCCAAATGATGTGTTTGTGCCATAACTACTTCCTTGAGGGAATTGTTGTATTGAAGGATCAGCCGCTAATGCTTCGTGGTGATCGTCATCTAGTGCCATGGGCTGTTCAAATCCAGCCTTCTTAGGTAATATTGTTGCCATATCTTATAGTCCTGCTATTGCTTTAAATGCTTTGATTTCAGCGTCCTGTTTATCAACATGTATTGCTTTAACT